TTCTTCTCTTTTACGATTTTACTGACTTCGTTGTCAAATGTCATAGTATTCATATATTTTCCTCCTATAGGATTTTTTAACTATGTAAACATTGTAACATCTTTTTAATCTGCGTCAACCTCGATTTTTGTGGAAAAACACAAATAAATGATAAATACTACTGTAACGCAACTTTACGGAGATATATAGATATGAGAATGAACTTAGAACAATACAATCAAAAAACAAGATACATCAACACAATGAGCATAGCAGGTGTCAGTCTGCTGTGGGGTCAAATGTTGGGAATGTTAAATCCGTGGTTCACACCACTCACAGTACTAACACTGATGATAGGTTACGGTAGCGAACTACAACAACCAAAAAGTGAAACTCACTGATCCACAAAAAACTATCAGTAGCAGTGACAGTCGATTTAGAGTAGTCGCGGCAGGGCGTCGTTTTGGTAAAAGTTTTTTAAGTATAAATGAACTTGCCAAGTTTAGCAGAATGCCCAATCGCAAATGTCTGTATGTAGCACCAACATATAGACAAGCAAAACAGGTTATTTGGGACGAACTGAAAAACCGTTTACATTTGGTAAACTGGATAAAACGAGTAAATGAAAGTGATTTACACATAGTTCTCAAAAATGGTAGCATTATATATATTCGTAGTGCTGATAACCGTGAAGCACTTAGAGGTGCCAAATACGACTTTATAGTAATGGATGAGTGTGCTGATATTCACAGTGATACTTGGTATCAAGTTTTGCGTCCCACACTAAGTGACACAGGTGGTCACGCATTGTTTATTGGTTCCCCCAAAGGCAGAAACTGGTTTTATGACTTATACAGTCAAGGTGGTGAAAATGATTGGAACAGTTGGCAGTTTACCACTCTTGATGGCGGTAATGTTGATGAAAACGAAATAATCCAAGCCAAACAGGATTTAGACGAAAGAACATTTGAACAAGAGTATGAAGCCAAGTTTGTGAGTTACAGTGGTGTATGTTACTATGCCTTTACTGAACACAACATAAAGAGTATGACAGAAATACCGCCCACAGCACCATTACACATAGGAATGGACTTTAACATAGATCCAATGAGTGCTGTAGTGTGTATTCAAGATGGTGAGAATGCTTGGGTAATAGATGAAATAACCATATACAGTTCAAACACCAATGAGATGTGTGAAGAGATAAAACGCAGATATCCAAAAAGAGGTGTTATTGTATACCCCGATGCCAGTGGTGTGAGACGAACTACTGCTTCAACAGGTATCACAGACCACCTTATATTACAACAACACGGCTTTAATGTGCGAACAGGCAGTATAAATCCGCCTGTAGCAGAGCGTATAGCCGCAGTAAACAGCAGATTGCGTAACAATGAGAACCAACACAAACTGTACATAGACCCCAAGTGTAAACAACTTAGAGAAGGTCTAATCAAAATGACATACAAAGAAGGCACAAGACAGCCGGATAAAAGCAGTGGATATGATCATATCACAGATGCTTTGGGTTACTATATAGAAAGAACTTGGCCAATACGCAATAACAGAACAGAAAAGTATACGCCCACAAGGCGTAGCACAGGAAGGAGTATGAGATGACAGATATACCTAAAAAAGGCAGTAAAGAATGGATTCGCAACGAAAAGATTATAAACAACAATCCACATCTTAAACAGATGCGTGATAAAGCAGAAGGCTTCAGTGGTAAACTGGGTCAAACTCACGGCGGCAAAGGAAGTGCTCGTAGAAATGCCAATGAAGATGCTTATGCTGAAGGTTGGGACAGAATATTTGGAAAAAAGGATAAAAAATGAAAGCAAAACACAAATACAATCTAAACAGTCGCGAAGGACAAAGACGCATAGCACAAAGTCACGGTTATCGTATCAGCATATGGGATATGCCACATTTGATATCATTGTGTGCGAGAGCAGGTATAAAGTTTGATGGTATTGAGTATACCGAACCTAAAAAAGAGTTAGATAATAATACTACTATAGTCCTTTAATACTGGGATCAATAAGTTTACCAACCCAATCATAGTTTATTACTTTGCTCCACATAGCAAACAACCGTTTTACACTATCTAAATCGTTATAATCCACATTTATACTTTCTTGATGTATCTCAATGGCTTTTAAGTGTGGTAAGCCTAACTTTCTGTGTTCTTGTTGTTCATACCATTCATCACTGGGTCTTTTGAATCCTGCTTCAAACTCTATGCTTTCATACCAATCGTTTAGATACTGATTACTCATTATTTCCATATTGTTGTCTAACACACGAGCCGCATTGAAATATACTGCTATGTATGGTGCTCTTGGATTAGGTGAAGCATTGTGATCATTGTATGTCCAATATATGTTATTGTGTGCTACAGGGTGTAAGTCTACACTTTCGGCTATGTCATTTATAACTGTCATCTTTTGAGCAAGATTAAATGTGCTGTAAGTGTTTTGATCCAGTTGTTTTAAGTATTCTAAATGTTGTTTCATAATATGTCTTCTAATGTGAAATATGTGGATTTTATCATTCTTTTATATCTTGGCTGATTCCACCAATCCACTTTGGTGTGTTTGCCACGAGCAAATCTTTGGTCTGTTTTGGCAAACACTGAACCCAACTTGTAATGTTTGTTAGCAAGTGTTATAGGGTGTAAGCCTTCTTCCAATGCCATTGCGCCTAATGTTTTACCATACTGTTCTTCCCACAATGTGAGTTTTTTGCGTCTTTGAAAGGGTGTGCCATACAGTTGAACTCGCATATGAATAGCATCGGGGGTTACTTCTTCTATCTGTGCTAATCGTATAGCATCTATTCCCCATTTGTGTTCAAACTGAGTAATCTTACTACCGTCTTCTAATGTTACTTTTGTGGTACCTTTACGCATTAGAACCAAATAATATTGTTTGAGGTGTGTTATCGTATGTTTGACCATCCGCCGCAATAGTTAGTCTTGTGTTTTTAGTAAAGTATATACGCATAATGTCTTCATTGGGCAGTTTGGTAGTTCTGTGATAGCCAATATCTTTTGTGGTTAGCACACTTTTTTCAATCTCTCCAGTAATATGATTCTTAGCACTGGTGTTTCGTAACACATAAGTTGCTATGTCAAACACTTTTTCTATATCTGCTAACTGTTTGGTAGTAAACTTTATTTCAGTTGCTCTTTTGCGGTTTAACACCAATCCACTACAAGTAGTTAGTACTGTATTGAAACTGTTTAATCTATCGTATGTGCCTTTTTTATTGATTGTTTGCTCTAACTTGGCTAATGCTGTGGGAAATGTGCCCACTTTGTGATGATACTCTAACACTATTCTGTCTAACCATTCATATATCCATTCTTCTGTGTCTAAATCAAAATAAACCCAGTTGTCAACACCATTTGGTGCTTTTTGAATGTTAAATGGTATAAGTTTAACAGGTTTAGTAAAAGGTTTGTTCATATCATAATCCCAACAGTTAGGTATATCCATACTTTGTGGTGTAACTAAATCCACATCTTTGGGAACTGATTGTCTTGGGCCATCGCCGAAATATTTATTGTGTATTTTCATTGTTTCTCCTTGTTGCCAACATACTTATTTATCTCTTTTATATAAAAAAGGTGCGTATATCGATCCAAATACACGCACCTTAGTAGGAGTAGGTGTGCCAATCACAGCACACACTATATGAGCATTGATACCTACAATGCTAAACTTATGCTGGTTGGAAAGTTATTTTGTTACCTTCCAATACTGTTCGTCTACCAGCATTTTTGTTTTTGTGAAACTCCTGCCAGTCATCCATACTTTGTGGACCATCAAACAGTTTTCTGTTGAATGGTAAAAACAAACCAGTTGCTTCTAAACTGTTCCAATCTTTGATAGTTGCTCTGTTACCCATATAATCGATACCAGTAACTTCAAAATCACTGACACCGAACTGTTTTTCTTCCTCGGGTGTTTGATGTTTGTAAGCATTTTCTACATATCTTTTCATATCGAATGGTGACACATATTCACCTATTTCTATATAGTATGGTGAGCCTTCTGTGTTGCGTATTCTGTATAGGCCGGGGGCATATCTGTCCTCGTTATAGTTTACATTTTTTTGGTAATCAAAAGATTTCATATATTTTCTCCTTATTAAAAACTATATACATAGTATAGCATCGTTTGACTGTTTGTCAAGTGTTTTGCTAACTTTTTTTAACCTAAACTCTTCGTTGGCAAAAGTGTTCTGTAACTTACGAGTGTATGCTTGAGCACACTTTTTATCTCGCCAGTACTGTATGCTAACTCTGTGTGGTTTTTCTGCTACTACTTTATACATTATTTTTGAGAAAGTATTCAAGACTGCTAACAAATATTTCATTAGGTTGATGCGGATCAATAGTAACTGATAATGGAAAACCCATATGGTCCAGTTCACATACACCTAACTCAGCAAAATACTTATATGAAGCGATCACTAAGTCATCAGCAGTAGACTGAACACTATTGCGTTTTTCTATATCTTTGATATAACCAGTAACACCTAATATGTTGTTAAACTGATCATTGATAAAATACTGTATAGGTGATTGAGTATTCATAGTATCCAATACTGCCTTGACAGCAAGTCTGTTTACAGCCTTTTGATCTTTTTCAAATGCTTGTATTTTTTCCTGTAAAATAGTTTTCATATAGTTTCTCCTTGTTAAACTCTGTAATAAAGATACATAAGAGCATCTTCTTCTTCGCCGTGAACATCACTGTCAAAACACATCCATTTTGTGTTTCTAAGTGGTGCTTGGTATTGTTCTAAACTGTTTCTGCCATCGATATCATTTTTGTTACAAAACATAACAAAAGTATCTTTGATAGGCTTACCAAGTTTATTTTGGACAATAGATATAGCCTTATCTATACCAGTTCTTTCAACCACT